CATGGAACTGATCGAGACGAGCGTCGCCTTTGGCGCCTGCGCGGCTGTGCTCATCGTCGCCATCGTGCTCGATCGCCGGCCCTACCGGCCGGGCAGGCTCAACTACATCCCGCTGATGATTATTTGGCTGGCCGCGTGTTTGGTCCTGGGTCGCCACCTGTTGGGCTTAATCCGACCGGGGTGACCCGCCGTAAACACTTCTCCCGGCATCGGGTCACTGGCAGAAGTGGACGAATCGGAGATCGTCGCGTTCGTTCTCGTAATCCTCCATCGCCTGGTGAAGGACGTTGTCAGCCGGCAGAGCCCGCAATGCCTCGGAAATCTTTTTTAGGGTCGCCTCGTCGTAAGCGACAGGTTTGGGACACTGAGACGCCGTCGAGCGCGTGCTGTTACAACCTGATATAACCAAAAGCGCGGCCACGGCCGCGACCCCAACCCCCGCCCGCGAAGCCATGCCGGTGCTCCTGTCGCCTCATGGCACGATGACCAGCGCCCGCTACGGGATCAAGCAAGAAAAACGCATAGGTTCGTGAGCCGTAGTCAGTCATGGGACGGCAATCGCCGTCCGAGTTGAACCCGTACGTCACTCAGCATCTCGGTTACTCGAGAGATCGCCGAACGCATTTCGGCCTGAAATTCGTGCTCCTCTCGGTGTTGGTCGTCGATGGCGTGCTCGATCGTGGCGATGCGCAATTCATGTTCGCTAACTTTGACCGTGAGATCGGCACGCACCTGTTGAATATCCGACCGCAGGCTCAAATAGCTGGTTATCGCTCCTCCGCCCATGGTCACCAGGAGGACGGCGGCCTGCAGCAGGTGCCCGAAATTGATTTCCGGGCTGAACCTCGGCCACAGTCGCTTCTCGTCGCTCATCTTCCTCGCCCAACGATCCTGATTCCGCCGGGACCAAAGCTCAAGGTCTTGGTCTCGCCGCCGACGTGCACGCTGCATTCCCCGGTCATTTCGTCGGCAGTGACGATCTCGCCGGGGACATCGGTGTAGTTGTCGGTGCGCACGATCTTCCAGCGGCGCTTGTCTTCGCTGCTGTGCCACGATTCGAGTTTCAAAGTCGCCTCTCTGTAATGGGCGGTTGGGAAAGTCCCAGACCCAGCGGTAGTCACTGCGATCCGACAAGGGTCCAGGCGAGGTTCGCCAATGTCGGGTCCGGGGTTAGCGGGGCTACGACGGTCAAAACGTCGCCGCTCATAAAAGTGGTCGCCGACGCCATCGCAAAGGTCGCTGTTGTTGCCGCAGCCGAAAACACCATTGTTCCGATATTGGCGGCGTTCTTCTTGATGGCGTAGGTCGTCGAGGATGTTGCAGCGACCCCGGCGGTGCCTTGGGAGCCGGTAAGCCCGACCGGGAAAGTAACCGTTCCGGCGAACACATAGCGCTGGACGACGAGATTCGGGGTGCTCGTACCGGCGAAGGAGCCCGACACGGTCGTCGACACGGCGGCTTTGCCAGAGCCGGTCGCCGTGTACGAATAAGCTGGCACCTGTGAGAGGTTCTGCACGGCGCCACCAACGATATTGAACGACAGAAATTTCAAAAATATGCTCTGGCCGACCAGCGTACTCGGGTAGGGGAAGCGGCCGACTGATTGGTCGATGCGCGCGAACTGCGTTCCGGCCGGATGACTGGCCGCAATCGTGCCATAGGCGCCGCGATAAAGTGTCGTCAGACCATAGTGATAGGCGCTCGTCAATCTGGCGGTCTGATAGGCGAAGAGCTCGCCGCCCATATAGCACAACGTAACCAGGTTCGCAGCGTCGGTGGCCGAGACCGAGAGCAGCTGGCCGCGACTCTCGCTCAGGTCGACCGAGCAGGTGTCGGTGATATCGGGGCTGCCGCCGCTGTTGTCGACCGTCGCGGTCAGGACCCCCTGTGTCGCCGGGCCAGAAACCGTGCCTGCAAACGCATAAGAATTGCCGTCACTCGAGATCCAAACTTGTGCGCCGCCCCAATTCGGGCCACCCGACAGTGCGATCCAGATTTCCAGATCGCTCGACAGTAACGCTGCTGGCGGTTCGAAGATCAGCGGTGTGTTGACATTGTCCGATGGTGCGCTCCAGTTCGGCACGAATCCGCCGACCGCGCCACCGCCCGCCTGCTTCACTGCAGGAGTCGCAGTGCCACCGCCGACCCCGAGGATTGAGGGTGAGGCCGGCGGCAAAAAATTGGTGGGCGGGTAGAGCACGGTCGGCGAATAGGGACCGAAGAAATCCTCCGCGGTAATCGACAACATCCCCTCGTCGTCTTCTTCGACAGCTGTGATTCGCACCGTCAATGCACTGGCGCCCAGATGTGAATCGGTGATCTGTACCAGATCCATCGATTCCAATAGGATATATTGCCAGCCGAGCTGAAAAGTATAGGTATTGCGGTATAGGAGCTGACGCTGCAGCAACAGCTGGGCGACCATGCCGCCTATATAGAGAGGGTCGGCGATCAGCCTTGCCTTGGTACTGGTATCGCGCCGCAGCCCGTAAAGATCGATCGAACCTTGATCGGAAGCCTCGGCGATTGCGGTGTTGTAGTTGTTTTGCCGATCGAGGCACTCAACCTCTATCATGTTGTTGGCGTCTGCTGGTGTCGATCTCACGATGTGCAGCGGATCGTCAGTGAACCCGCCAGTTATTGGCGTCGCCCCGGAACGCAACGCCGCAGCGCCGGGTGTCACGCCAAGATTAATCCCAACACTCGATTGCTGAACGATGAAGTCGTCCTCGCCGAGGCTGTACACCGGGGTCGTGTTCGGCGCGAACGTGTTCGTTGTCGTGCCACCGATCCCTGCGGCAGAGATCCCGCCGCCACCCGACTGGCCGATCGTCGTGTTGCCTGTCGGATTGGACTGGATGACCATAACGCCGGCCAGGCCGACCCCAGAGGCAAGAATGCCGAACGCGACAAGATTTGCATCGGAATTGACTGCGTGCGCGCGCCCACCCATTGCCCCAGGCATCTGCAGATTTGCCGAGGTGGTATACGTAACCGTGTAGGGAGAACCCGATTAAAGGAGGGGTCGGTAAAGGTCAGACCGATCGTGTCGCCGCCCGCCTGCGTTGGCGCTCCAGTAAACTCGCCACCGTAAAGGCAATAGTGACCGAGTGATCCCCGTAAGGAATGATCTTCAGTAGGCCGCCTGAGCACACGATTGCGCTGTTGGTCACCTTCGTGATGTCGGCAAGTGATTGCTGCGCCTCCTGCTGCTGATCGAGCAGCGGCGACAGGAACAGCCCAACCGCGGCACAATAACTCGCATAAGACGAAGCAGCGCTGGATGTCATTGCCGGGTCGAGATTCGCCGACGGAAAATTCGTCCCGTAGCGGGGGTTCGTCAAAAAATCGCTGACAATCTGCGCTGGGTTGGCGTCATAGCCGTTGGGCGACGCACCCGATACGCCTGTACCGACACCGAACACCTCGAAATTGAAATTCGGCAGGGTCGCGGTGTTGCCGAGCTGATAATTGGCGAAGACGATGTTCGCCGTACCCGAATAGCTAATCGCTTTCGCGGGATGAGCGCTTGACCAATAAGGGTCGATCGTCTGCCCGTCGGCACCGGGATTGATGCTCGAAATGCTCGGCAGCCCGGTGGCGGTCCCGATATTCTTGTCCCACCAGGCCAAGCCTAACCCGGCGATCGGCCCCTGGCATATTCCCATGATGAACGAGGCCGAATACATGTACTGCTGGCCACCGCCCTTGCCGCCTCCGCCGCCTTTGCCTTTGCCTCCGGCTTGCTTGCTGGGGGTCGCGGTGAAATCGTCATAGTCGAGCAGGTTGGGGCTGACCTTGGTCGTGCCATAGATCAGCGGGATGACACCGCCGGCCTGAGAAGTCTGGAACTGCAGCGAGCCGACGGCGCGCTGCTGCTTGGCGTTCGAGCTGCCGCCGAGGATTCCGCCCATCAGGCAAACGGGTCAAAAAAGCGAACCGGACGTCCCGTCAGCTGCGGCTGCGTGGCGTCCGCATAGAGAACGCCGGCATTGTGCCAGGCATGAATCAAGCAGGGCCATTCAATAACGATTGCGCCATGGGCGAAGCAACGGCCGAATTTGAATAGGGCGACGTCGCCCGCTTGCGGCGGCCCCTGGATCTCGCGGGCGTACCGCATCATGCCCTCGAGATAGCGATCGATATCGCGATGGAGATGCCAGTCGGGCGAATAGAAGGGGATCTCGATGTGGGGGACGACGCCGGCGGTCTCGTAAACCTCGGCGAGCATCATCAGGCAATCGGTACCGGCACCTTTGACCCGGCCCATGTGGTGGTAGGGTGTGCCCAACAACCCGCGTGCCTCCTCGATGACCGCGACTCGGCGCGGATCCATTGCAGCAAGGGTCATACTGCGGTTTCCGGGGTCGGGATGTACGGAAAACCTCCGAAATGGATTGCGTTGTTGAAGACGTTGGTGCAGGTTGCGAGCGTGCGATCGCAGCCCGGCAGCAGCTGGAATTGATCGCCCGCGACCACCGGCGACAGAAAGGCGAGCTTGACCGTTACCGCGCCGCCGCTGATAAAGTTCGCTATTGTGCGACTGTAGCCGGCGTTGCCGCCGGTGAGCGCGGTGATCGTCCCTTGCGCGTAAGGCGTCGTCGTCGTTGGCGCGCCGTGGATGGCAGTCGTCGTCGATCCGCTCCCGGCTGTAAATGCTACGGCGAGACTCGATCGTTCGAACAGGCACATCGCGTCGCCAAAGACATGTGTGCAGCTCGACTGCCACAGTCGCCTTGGCATTTGAATATTGAGCAACTCAAGGTGCGAGCGGCACTTCATTTCGATGCCAGTGCGGCTGCAATCGATGTCGGAAACGCGCCCGGAGAATAGGATTACCGTCCCGGCGGTCGTATCGCCATAGCCTCCTCCCTCGGCACCCATAAAGGCGCGTTCCAGCTGCAGCAAAGCGCCGTCGAATTGGCCTTGCCACACGGCCTCGAGGAACGGAGTCGTGCCGACGAGGTCGGTCTTCTCCGGGTAGATCTTGATGTCGAGTTCGTCGACCTGGGTGCCGATCACGACCTTTGTCTTCGAGCGCTCGAATTTCGGCCCGGCCGCGAATAGGTACCCATTGGCGACGATCGCCGTAGGCGCCGCTGAATAACGCAGGATCGTCGCGCCGCCCACCAGGGTGAAGGTATAAAGATCGGCCATAATGAATTGTGCGCTGCTGTTGAGCAGAGCGATCAGCGCTGGTGAAGCCGGCTTCACGGCCGCACCGAGACGAAGGTGAGCTTTTTCAGCTGCCATAGCTGAAACATGAAATTCTCAAAGGCATAACTGTCGTCGATAAATCGACAGCGGAAGTAATAGCTGTAGTCGGCGCTTATTATCCGTCCGCTCGCCGGCGCCGTACTGAAAGTCACCAATCCGGTGTTCGGATCGACGCTGTAGTTCCCCGGACTCTGGGTAATGCCGTCGAGATAAACCGCACTGACGACGTCAGGCGCTACGATCGGTTCCAGAAATCCGCCGCCGGGCAGGCCAGAACCCATTGCCCGCTGCAGCTGGAAGACGGTCGTACTGGCATTGCCGGTGCCGATCTGCTGCCCGGTAACGCGATCGTCGCTCGGGTCACAAAACAGGAAGGTGCCGAAGGCACCTTGGCAGCGCATAAAAAACCCCATCAGGGTTCGCAGCTCGTCGTAGCCGGCGGCCGGGTTGTCACGCAACAAATCAAACACCAGCGTGAACTGCCAAAGTGGGTAGGGATAATCAAGCGCTCGCAATTCCCGGCCGGACACCGCGCGCTGGATGCGCGTCTGGAAGGTCGGCGTCTTGGTGACGCTCCAGGAGAGCCCGGCCAGCGACGGAAAAACTCCGATGTCCGCCATCAGCTAGTCCGCAGCATCGATCCGTTGCGCATCGCATTGTTGATCGCCGCAACGAGTGCATTACCGTTGCTGCGAAAAAATCGTGCGACGTCCTGGCTATCTATCGCCGAGACTCCAAAGTTGACGACGATGGGTGCGCCCCCGCCGCTTGCATTGGCGCCGCTCGGCGCGGCAATCAGGTTTTGCAGGCCTTGAGAGATATTCGCGGGTAGAACCATTTCGTTGCTGTGCAGCTGAGCGAGAACGCCTCCCGGCCCGAGACTTGGCACCGCCCACCCGCCCTGCGCGCTCGGCACGATGCCTCCATGCTCAAAGCCGAACAAAGCGCCGACCCCCTTGAAGAGGCTGCCGAGGATACCCCCGGAGCCGAACAGGCTGCCGAGGCTCGAGCTTTCGGCAATGCCGCCCACCACTTCCTCGCCGGCCCCGGTGAGACCACCCGAGAAATCTTGATCTGCGCCGCCTCCTCCACGGAGGCTCGCGCCGAAGAAATTGCCAATTTGGCCAAAGGCGGTCTTCACCGCCGAATTGACGAATTCTGCGATAATCGATTGGGCGAGGTTCGCCAGCGCTTTCTGCACTGTGGTCGTTCCCAGGATGATACCAGTGACCGAGGTATCGATGGCGCGCTCAATCGGCGCGACCAAGTCATCCCATGCTTTCCTGTTTGCCTCTGCCAGTTTGGTATCGAGCGCTTGCACTTCACCGACATATTTCTCGTAGGCAAGCTCCTGCTCCTCGATCAGCTTTTGCTGGGTCCGTACATCGTTCTGTGCCGCATCGAGCTTCTTCGCGTAATAGGCCTGGTCGTAAGACCATTTGAGGTCGAGGAGATCCTGCTCCTGGCGGACCTGTTCCGTAGCCGAAATTTGGCCAAGCGCGGCCTCGTCATCGATCGCTGCTTTATAGTTCGCGAATTTCGCATCCGCGACCTTTTGATCGGCCTTGATCTGGTCGAGCTGATCGCGTTCGCCTTGCGCGGCGAGTTGCTTTTCGAGCTCATAAATATTGCGCTCGACCGCTAGGCGGGCATTCGATCCCGCTTCGGTCAACGCCAGCTTATCCTGCCAAAACGCCAGCTCTTCGTCCTTCGACTGGCCAAAGAAGCTTTGCTCCGCCAGCAACTGTTCCTGCAACTCTGCGCGCCACGCCGATACGCTGTTGCCGCTGGTCCCATTGCGGCCGGGAGTGGTTGCGGTCGAGCGCGCTGGTTGGGCGAAATCGCGGCTGTCTGCGACCCCACCGTTTGGCGTCAGGCTGTTGCCGATCGAGCCCGCGAGGCTTGCGGCCTTGGACTGCAGCGCGCCGATGCTCGATCCGACCTG